ACCTTCGTAAAATATGCGCTCGCAAATTACGCAACTATCATGCTCAGTGAACCGCAGCGCATGGCTACGATCGGGAATCTTCAGCGAGCAAAAATCAAAGCGGTTGCGGACATAGAATTTTACACAGAGCAGCTGGAGAGTTCTGCTGCTGCAAAGTCCAACGAAAATCAAGCAAAAACTGTATTGCAGAACAAACAAGGAATTGATCTCGCCTCGCAGCTTTACGCCATCAGCACGATCATGGAAGCGTATTATTCGCAAAACTGGAACCAATCCTATCTTGCAAATATCAGCGCGGATGCAAAGCCTCTGTTTGCACTGACGCAGAACCGCATGATCAGTGCTATAACAAAATTCTCCGACAGGATCAACAAGGACCTTGAAAGTAAGAAAAAGGGCCTGCTGAAAGGCGATGTATCACAGAGCGAACATAAAGTTCTGAAATTGTACGACACTCTGAGTTCGCAATCGGAGACTCCGCTTCTTGCGTTTATTGAAGAAGCACTGGACAAGCCCTCCGAGCCATCCGAACTCTACCTCCGTTCTGACGGAAGTGTTTATCAAAAGATCTAAAAACAAGTAACCGCCAGCGTACTACGTTCTGTTTCGTGATACGCTGGCGGTTCCGTTTTATTCAAACGCATCCCGGTTCTGTTTCCATGCCACGTAAGCGTCCATCATAGCAGCCACGGCATCGATCTTCTGATCCTGCCGCTGTTTGTAGAGTTTCCGGTTGCCGTTGGTGTCCACCAACGTAATGCAGTTGCCCATGGCAAATTGCATCAGCTGTTCGTCGAACAGCAGCTTCCGCTGTTCGCTCAGCTTTTTCAGCTCGCCCAGCGGCACGCTTTCGGTCTTTGCACCCTGGATCACTTTCACAACGCCAAAGGTGCTGTTTTCATCGCCCCAGCGCTTCACGAACTCCTGTGCGTTGTAGGGGTCGTAGCCAAACGCCCGTACGTCGTACTCGTTCTCCATGATAAAGTTGTCCAGGTCATCGTACACCTGCATCATATCCAGAACCGTGCCGTCAAACACGAACAGGGTCCCTTCCCGCATGAACTCCTCATACTGCTGCCGTCTCGAAGCCGGAAGCTGGCTGAGGGTGTAGGATGTGATGTAGTCCCGCGTCTTGACCCCAAAATATCCGTTGGACAGCGGAAACAGGAAGGTAAAGGCGCAGAAGTCGTCGCCCATGGAAAGGTCCGCGCCCATGGCGCAGGGCATCTGCCAGAAACTTCTCTTCCTGTGACACAGGGTCTCCTCGTAGGGGAAGAAATAGGTGTAGCCCTCCATGGGCAGGTTGAAGCGCTTGGCCAGAATATCGTTTCGGGCGCTGGGGGATTTCTCCGCACGCTCCACATCCAGCTGGTAGGTCTCGTAGCTCACGGTCTTGCCCAGGTTCGGGTTGGCCTTCAGCCACATCTCCGGCTGGCCCACTTCCTCAATGGAGTCCAGCTTGTAGTACCAGATGGACACATGGGGGTTGACGTACTCTCCTTTCAGGATGCTCATCAACTCCATTTTGATGTCGTCGCCGCAGCCGTTGCGCACCGTGCCCTCGGAGGAAGCCGCCACGATGAGATAATTCTCGTTCTTGGCTGCGCCCTGTTCAATGGCACCAATGGGGTCTTCCCGGATGTCACAGGAGAGCCACTCGTCCACGGTCGCCACAGTGTCGCGCCGTCCTTGCAGCTTCTCAATGGTCATCGGGCGCACTTCCAGCAGGCTGTTGGTCAAAAAGTTCTCGATGCCCTTCTTGGTGGAAGCCATCTTCACCCGGTCTGCCTTGGAGCCGGTGGTGTTTTGCAGGCTGCCCTCGGTCATAAACTGGAACACCGGCCCCTTTGCCCGCGCCAATGCGGTGCGGAAAGGTGCCAGCACCTCCTCGGCCTGTTTCATGGTCGGAGCGGTGGTCAGCTGCTGGGTCGTGGTGGTGTACGCCGTCAGAAAGTACGCCTGCAAAAACTCCAGATACATGGTCTTCGCAGCCGATCGGGTAATGATGAGGTATTGCTTTGTCACCAGCCGCTTTTTCAGCCGCCGGGTCTCGTAGTGTCCGCCGCCTCCGCGCTCGTTCGGCACAAAGACGCTCCGCTCTACAAAGTAGTACCACCCAAAGATCTCTTCGGCCCATAACTTGAAACTGTCCAGCAGCTTCACGTCGGTGCCGTCGGTCAGGGTCAGCTCATCCTCGCAAAAGGAGATAAAGCCGTTCACCGCCTTGTCGTCATAGTAGATGCCCGGGTTGGCGATCAGGTCGTCGATCCGCTCCATCTCCATGGCAATCTCCCGGCATACGGGTATTTCGCCACGCATCACGGCCTCCCGAAAACGGCCGTAGTAGATCGGCGTGGCCGTGTTCGATAATGCCATTTTGGTTCCTCGTCTTGCTCTGTTTCACTCGTTCAGGCTTTGGGCCGGTAAAAGGGCTTGTCCAGGGTGTAAAAGCATCGGATATCCTCCGGGCATTCACCGGTTCCCTGTCGGGCGCATCCGTTGCAGATATCCTGCGTTACCCGCCCGAACCAGTCCTTTTTCTCCGGTGTTTCCATCCAGTGCTCCACCCATCGTGCTGCTACTGTCCGTCCCATGTGTTGTCATGCTCCACGTTCAGCCGCCATTCCATCTCGGAGGCGGTGTTCTTCAGCGCTTCCATGGTGGTGCTGCTCTGGGGCGGGTCAAAGCCCAGCAGCCGTACCTTCACGGCCACGTAAGCCTTCACCGCTTCCACCTTCACCGGGTCGGCAACGAACTCCGTCCATTCGTTTTCTTTCCCGGAAATGGCGTACCCCTCGCCGGGCCCCACGCCCATCTGCACCAGTGCAAACAGCGCCATGTTGATGTACATGATGATGTCCGCATCAAAGTCGGTGCACTCCTCGGCAATGCCCAGCAGCTTCTTTACGCTTGTAAGGATGCTGTCCATACTACGCCTCCGTCAATGTGCGGTGTTTCCGTCCGCAATGCACTGGTTCTCCCACTTCTTGTACACGTCGAGGTAGGTCTCCTTCTTGTCGCCGTTGTGGGTGATCTCATAGTACATGCCATCGGATACGGTTGTGCTTACAAGCGCCTTCCAGTTCTGCAAGGTCTTCGAGAACCATACGATGAACACATCCTCCATCGTCAACTTCTTGCCGTCGGTCGCGTCCACATGACTGTTGAAGTAGTCCACCACCAGCTGCTTTGCGCGGGTCATAAAATCTCTCTGTTCCATTTTTATTCCTCCTCGGCATCGCTGTCGTCGCCCATAATGTAACTCATCATGGCGTAGTACCAGTCCTTCTGAGCCCTCGCCAGTAGTTCCAGTTCGGCCAGATGGTGGGGCGCGCCGTCCTTGCCCATGGCCGCTTCTTTCTGTGCAGCAGCTTCAACAATATCGGTCAGCTTCTGGTGATCAATGGTGTCCAGCCCGGATTTCAGAGCACTGTGGTTCTCCACGCTGTCCGGGGTGATCTTCATCCCATCAAACGTAATATCCCTGGCCCGTGTTGCCCGCACCTGCTGCCCATCCACATTTGTCGCCAGAGCATCGTCAAAGTCAAAGTCCCTGTTCCGCGGAGCAGCCGTATAGCCCTGCTGGAGCCCGGCTTCCGCAATGCCCACGTTCGCCCAGAGCAGTGCTTCGTCCAGCTTGGTCAGCGCCAGACTTCTTGCGCGGCTCGGTGCAAGGTGCTGGAGCATCGCCTCTGCCTCTTCCAGCTTCCTCCGCAGCCCCATGGCGTAGTCCTGCTCTCGCCGGTTAAATGCTTTTTTCTGGTACATACTCATTTCCTCCATGGGCAGGTGTCGCCCGGTCTTCTTTCTCCGTCCGGCAACTTCGGGCCCTTTCCCGATCCGTAATGGATCACCTTGTGCGTTGCCGCCGAAACACAAATGGCGTTCTCCGGGTCAAGCAGCTTTTCGCTGTGCTGGAGAACGTCATCTTTTGTTATGGGGTTTATGTGGTGGATCGAGATCTTCGGTCGAATCGGCTTTCCGTCCCGCAGCACCCAGTCTGTGATCGGGTGGTCTTTGCACCCCAGGTCACAACCTATGTCCCGGGCGATGATCCTGTCTCGGAACTGCCGCCACTCTCTCGATTGATAGAAGTCCTGGTTCAGCCATCGGTCAAACCCAAAGGTATCTCTCCCCACTTCCCCGTGTAGCTGTAAATACTCCAGCCTCTCCTCGTAGGTCGACAGGCTGCATAACTCTGTATAGCTCTTCATACAAACAGCTCCAGTATCTCGCAGAGCGCAATAATTCCAGACAGCATCCCCAAAACATACAGCATAGTCGTACTTACAGCATTTTCGGGGGTGCTTTCCGAAATACACCGCCAGCATAAAGATTGTAAAAGCCGCAAACCACAGCACAGCTAACGCCGTCTTATAGCCCATCATTTCATTAGCTCACCTCAGCAGACCCTTCTGCTGTAATGCCGCATACAGAATCAGCATTCCGCACCATAGCAGTGCAGGCATCCCAAAGTGTGCAAAGAGTTTCATTGCATAACTCTGCGTGTGTTTCTCTGCCCACTCTGCAAAAAACACCGAGCCAAAAATGATTATTACGAGCCAGAAGATCGTAAATGCCAATTCAGTTAAAGTCATACTCGTCATCCTCGCCTAGGCCGTTGTATTTCTTCATAGCAGCAATGACCTTCCCGTACATCTCCTCGGAGTGTTTTGCATTCTGTAGCGTCTCGGTCTTTGCCCGCAACAGTTTGTTTTCCTCTTCTAGCTTTGTTTTCTCCAACTCGTTCTTGGAAGTCGCCAGCTTCAGAAAATGGGTCGTCTCAGCGCTGGATGCCGTGCCTTCTAGCAGTCTTTTCTCAACCAGCTTCATCGCCAGATTGATCATATAGTTTTCTTGTGCTTCCGGGGTGCTTGCAGGCCGCGAAGTTGCAGCCGACATTTCACCCGGAGCAGACTTCTTAGGTTTCATTGCAATAACCTCGTTTCACATTCTTATTTTGCTTTTGCAAGGGTTCATGGGAGCCGCAGTAGTACCAGTTAAGCCTGTCTCATTTGAAAGGAGAAGAAAAAGCAGATCATGTCCAATGGAGGTTGAACATCACGAAAGCCCTGAACCCAAACATATAGGAGGATACTAATCCCATGAGCCCTTGCAAAAACCGCCGAAGCCCCGGTCTACACCCCAGAACCTCGGCGATTATGTTCCGTTTCGACTTGACTGCGCATACAAATGCACTTATACTTATCTCGGAGGTTGACCTGTAACTCATTTGAATCGTTCATTCTACTAAGAAAGGTGGTGATATAGAATGGACGATATAATTCAGATTGATAAAGTCACTTACGATGACTTTACCAAGGTCAAATTTGCTCCGGTATCTCGTGAAGAGATCTTGGAGAATATTACGAAGACTCTCCTGTGGATTGCAGATAAGTGCAAAAAGCTGGAGTTAGATCGAACCGTATAAAATGTAAAAACGTCAGTACCTACACACCACGTGGATACTGGCGTTTTTTCTTCTTAAAGCCCAAATATCAATTTTCCCTCCGGGGAAATATCAAAGACCGGCGCGATTTGAGAGGGGGTGTCGATTTTGAGACCCCCCTCCCTATGGTTTACGCGGTTTGACCGAGCGTGTCCTCGTCGGGCACGGTGATCTTGAGCTTCTTGTAGATGTTTATCGGGTCGACAGCAACGATTTTATCGATTGCCTTCTCAATTTCATAGGCATTTTCGTTGTCCGTGAACTGTGAGGAGGTCTCGGCGATCCTCATAAGCAACCCGGAAGAGTTGTAGCCGTGCTCGATATCATACTGATACCACTTCTCGAACTCCTCGTACGGACTGTACGGGTTGTCAAAGGTGGTGAGAAAGCATCGAACCATTATTCAAAGCCTCTTTCTTAATTGATTGTTATTTGTTGAGTGCGCTGTAAATCGTAGATTTAGGCACACCGCATGCCTTGGCAACCTCATCATATGACGCGCCAAGATTGAGCATTGCTTTTGCCTTTGCCAATTTGGCAGAAGACAACGTAGCCGTTGCTTTCGGCATTGCACGCTTTACAATTTCGTCAGAATCAGACGAATTAAGGAACTTCGTCAACATATTGTCGGAAATTGCGCCAGCCTGAACAGCTTCCCATTCCCTGTCCGTGAAGGTAACCTTGGACTTACGTCCGCTTGCCCCAACAGAATCGCGAGCACGCTGCATCTCGACAGAAGAGATCTTCTTGATTACCTTCTTATCTTCCGAAATGTTGGGATCAAGCCCCTGTTCCTGAATCTTCGCCTTAATATTCGCGTTCGCAATCAGCATTGCTTTGCGCTCTTTAGGCTTGTTAGCAATCATGTTGTTATACTTTTCTTTAAGAGAAGCAACCTCAGGCGCATAGGTCTTGGCGGCAGAAGGACTGTATTCGAGTCCCTTCATATTTACCGCCTCTTTGCGCGCCTGATTGGCCATAGCCTTCAACTTGTTAGAGAAGTCCGCGTACAGGTTCTCCTGAATAGTACCAGAAGACAGTGTTCGCGCATCTTTTGTCTCCGATATAAGACTGACCGTGTCCTCGGCCTTACGTTCCTTACCCGTTTTAGGGTCAACGAAGGTACGTCCACTTTCTTTGTAGATGTATTCACCAGTTTCCTTATCGACTCGAATGCTACCACGGCGCTCGGGTACACGAACCGTCTGCTTACGGCGAGACAGGAGCGTGGATGCGCCACCATAGTGTATAGCGCCTTCCTCATCCACACGAATCTGCCACTTCTGCTTCAGCTCGGGAATGCCATTCTCCTGCTCAGACCGCTTGTAGTCCAACTTATGTTTTTCAGCATCGATAACGACCATGGAGTGCTTAACGGCACGTGCCAGCTCGTCCTCGTCGGCACCACGCAGTGTCATGTCAGTGATGAGGTTGGAAATCACGCCCATTTCGCGCTGCTTGTCTTCTTTCTTCATCAACCTGACATTATTTGGATTGCCTTCAGGAACTGCATAAGCGGTCTTGGGATCAAATCCTTCCAATGCTTTCAGCGCACGGGTGGACTTAATGTTGACTTTGTCAGTGACAGGGATTGCCATGACTGTGTCGCCATCGAAATCAGCACCAGACAGCCGCTCTGCAACCTTTGCATTGATGCCGATTGCATCCTGAATTGCACCGAGATTCCGCTTGCCGCTGACATTCTTGTTGTTGACAGTCACGATGGGAATCTCAAAGGTACCAGCATGGGGATAACGAATCAGTGCAAGCCTGGTGCCATTCTCATAGGTGGGGCAATAAGCCTCGGTCTCCTTGATCTTATTGATTGGCAGGATAACCTTCGTGGACTGGCCCGGGAAAGCAGACGCTTTCAGGGTCATGGACGTTCCTTCGACGGTATCAGCAAAATCGTAGAGCAGCTTCTTTTTGACCGTAGGATTATCATAGTGCATGATCTCGTCATACTGCGCCTGATAATCCGCAACGGTAAGCTTCAACTGATTCTCGATCAGCTTCTTGGGCTGCTTGGAAAGGAACTGAGAAGAGACATTCCGAGACATCGTATCCCAGTCGCCCTCCTCCTTCAGCTTGTTGATCGGCGAGAGGTGCTCTTTGCCGTCATCACCGATATACATACTCTGGCCGTTAGCCTTGATAGCTGCGCCAAACGGGTTGTCAGGATCCGCTTTTGCTTCTTTAAGGACCTTCATCTTGGGCGTGCCAGAAGGCTTATTGGTGTTGAACATAACGTCCACACCATCCGGCAGATCGTCAGAATAGACTGCCATGCCCTTCAGATAATGGTCGCCGTCAACAAGGATACGAACCTGCGCATAATGGCTCTTGCCGAGATCAAGGTCAGGAACCCCACGGCGAATCTCCATAACGCCGTCTTTATCCAGGCCGCCCTCGTCACCGTAACGAATCGCAACACGACTGGAGTCCAGACTTGAGGGGCGCTGAAGCTTCGTAAAAGTGTCGCCGCCATCATCTGTATGATAATCGCCAAGTGAATCGATCTGTTCCTGATGATTGTAGGCATACTTCTGATCGAACTCTGGTTTCGCAAGCACCATGATATTGGTCTGCTGGCGATTGTTTGTTGGTTGCTTAATGCCTACTCCGTAACGCTTATAACCGTATTCGGCCTCTAACGTATATACTGCATCCTGAAGTTCAGTATCAGTTATGCCCAACGCAAAGTTTGCGCCCTCCGAAACATCGATCATTCCCTTTTTATCGACTTCTTTTTTCAGAGTTTCGGCGATGTTTTTTGCACGCTGCGCTTTTTTGTCTGCATTTCCGGTATATTTGGATCGAACACTTGATTCGCTCATACCAAGTTGGTTGGCAATTTCAGTCCAGCCAAGGTGATCTTCGTCTTTCAGCTTATGAATCTGCTCGTATTCTGAGGTTTTCCGCTCATGAATGGCAGTTCGCTTTGCCACACGGAACTCAGACAGACTCATCTGATACTCTTTCGGAAGAGAGTCGTTAATGCTCTCCAGAATATCTTTCTCAGACAATCCCTTCTTCTTCAGAACCTCAATGCGAGACAGGAAATCGCCGGAATGCTGATACGGATTGTCGCCGGAACCCCAAGGATAGCGACCAGAATGCCGCTTGGTGCCATAGTGTTCCAGGATATTGCTTTCGGAAGTGATGCCAAAATAAGAACGGAGGTCTTTTTCAATCGGATTCATGCTGCCACTCCTAACAAAATATCGGTGATGATCGGGTCGAACTCTTTGATTTTAGCGATGACGGGGCTGATTTCCTCTTCAGTGGGGTTCTCGACCCAGACTTCATCGTTCTGGTAGATACGGAGCTCCATCCGAATATCTTTCGGGTGGTATCCGTACTCCAGACAGAACAGAGCGGCATAAATATAGAGCTGCTCCATGTGTGCAGGAACAGCTCCGGTTTTTAAGTCGTGAATGCGAAGGAACCCATCGTTGAACGAAATGGCATCCGCAGTTCCATAGCAGTTGTCGCTGTAATACAGCACCTGCTCGGTATCCATGCGGAAACCAATGGCATCGTTCACGTAGGTATTGAGGGTTTTCTTGTTCTTCGGCAGTTTTTGCTTCAGATCAATGCACTCTGCTGCAAATGCGTGCAGCCGTGTTCCCCGTTCCTTCGCCTGGTAATTAAGAACTGCATTGGTCAATCTATCTGCGTCATAGTTCAACCAATGGTAGTTACTTGCTCCGAGGAGGGCATGTTTCCCCGTGAGCCTCGAATGATCTCGCCAGTTCATTAAGAACTTCCTCCTTGTTTTCGGGATAGATAAAGGCCGCAAAACTCATCTCATCCATCTGCTGAACGTAATAGTCCTGATTTGGACGATGAGGTGCACTCGCTGACTTCTTGCCCTCCAATGCGCCCCATGTTGTGCCATAGAGAACCAAGAGATCGGGGATTCCCTGAATCTCGTTTGGGTCAAGATGGACAACCATGCAGCCAGGAAAGCGTTCTTTCAGCTCCCTTATCAATCCTGTCTTGAATTTGTTTTCGAGCATGATACAACCTCCAAAATAAGAGGAATAGTGCATCCTGAGACGCATTCTATTCCCCCCATAAAAGGGGATGTTTTTCTCGCGTGAGTTTTTAGAAAAAAATGTGAATTTTTAGGAATTTTCAGAGAAAAAGAAAAAGCCCCTGCGTTTTTCGCGCAGAGGCATAAAATGCAAATATCAATCTAACCATTCCGACTCAGGCTCAAGATTATCATCTGGATAACTGGCTTCTTCTGTCGGCGATGAGAGGATATCAATATCTTGATTTTCAATCTCATTACCGCATTGATTGCATTTCCAGATGTCGCCGCAATGTGCAAGCATCTTGTGGCACTCCCAGCACCAATGCTCACCGGTATCCTGATCATAACCTGGAGTGTGAATCACTCGATACTCAAATGAGCCATCCGGGTGTTTCAGCCATAATACTGGAAGACCAAGTTCTAGTGTGGTATAAGTCCAAACCTCATCGCCATTCGGAAGAACATCTCGCCCTTCAAAAGAGCGGTCGTGTTCGCGCCATTTTCTTGCCAGCTCATCCATGTAGCTCATGGTTTTCACCTCGTAGAATCGGAAGCGTTACGTTCGTACACTATGGTTCTATGATACACCCTTGGGCGCGCATTTACAAGTAAAAACTCGCTATGGCCAAAAACCCGTTTTTTATTCTCTATTACTATATATTTTTTTTCATTTTTTTAAGTAAGTTAAAGAAAAAAGTGGGTTTTTGGCCAAACAGCATATTTTTAACGTATTTACGTTAAATTTTGTGGCCATTTTTATAAAAATTTTTGACCACAAAGTGGGTTTTTGGCCAAAAAAATGTCACTTTTTTGACGTTTTCTCGAAAATTCCCAAAAATTGCGAAAAATAAAATGGGCAGAAGTGGGCACTCAGAAAAATCCTTTTGAGCCTAGAAAGCAAATAATCATGATAATTGCAAATCCAACAGCTCCAATAATTACGGCTTTATTCTCTTCCTTTGACTGGTCTTTCCTCTTCCGTTCCTCAAACTCCATTTTCTTAAGCTCAAGTTCCTTCGCATCCTTGGACTCTTGGATCCGTGCTTCATCCACAAACCGGTGCGTCTCCTGATAGTCATCGAGCCGAACCTTCGTCCCGCAGAACTCACAGAACATGAAATCTCGGTTGTCATCCTTCACCGTAAGATCCGCACCACAGCCAGGGCATTTTACCGTCCGTGCCATAAAAGCACCTCCTATTCGTCATGTATTAAGGATATCATGCGCTCTGCCCATAGTCAAGTAAATCAGGGTGGCCTCACCCAAATAACATTTTTATCCAGTTTCATACCTTAATCCTCAATCTCAAACATCACATTCTCCGGTGAGATGATCGTATCGCACTTCTTACCCTTGAACCGAAACCTAACAAACTGGTTCGTCAAACCGGAAATTTTCTCAACCAGCCCGTATTCACCACTAAAATTAGCCACGATCTTAGCCCATACTCTCCCCTGCTTGGCCAGTTCATTAAATTCACCCGCGGTCATTACCCACACTCACCTCCGTCATCAAACTTCTCCCAGCCGCATACAAGAATTTCTTCAGCGACAGCACCTTAATATCGTACGTACTCTTCAGATTCTCCAGCTCAACATTAACCCCACCAGAGCGATATTCCGCCATATCCAACGCATACCGCATCCGGCGATCTGCAACACCAGGGCTGCAATTGAACTTATCTGCCAGCGATGCCTCGATATCCCTCATGGACATAAATCGGTGCGAGTTCAAGTCATCGATGACCATCTCCACAGCCTCGCCCATCAGCTCCCCGCCGAAGGTCAGCATGGGAACTTTCAACTTAGCGAGAAAATCATACGTTCTTTGCTGCATTCTCGTTCACCATGCTTTCTTTATCGATCTTTACAAATGCAAGAGCTACTTTCAGGAGGAGAAGCTGAATTTTTTCCATATTTTTAACTGTCTCGGCAAGCTCTTTGATTGAACATGGGCCATCGATTTCAACCGAGGCATAGGCACTCGGATCAAATGTCTCTGCAAAGTTGATTAGGTTCTCTACAAAATTCTCATCATTAAAATTTGCAGAGAATGTTCCACCTATCGGGTTATAGCACAGTTTATACCCGGTTTCGGTCGTGTATAAATGAAAGCCAAACTGTTGTAGCGCGTCGATATATTTCTTATCAATTCCTTTCATGCTTACTTCACCATGCTCCCCTTCCGTGTCTGGTCATCCGCAGGCCAGTACGTGTAAATATCATCGAACACCACTGGGATCTTCTTCTGGAGTTCCATCAGCAGCGGGCACATGAGCTCCCGCATCTGAGGATGGGCCGCCACAGGAGTACGCAGCTTGAAGATGTTGCGCCACTCACGGTAGTTGGCCGTCACCACGATCTCGGTCTTCAGGCACAGCGGCAGCACACAACGGGCCTGTTCGGGACGCATACCGAGTGCGATCATATCCTTATAAAGGATTTCCGCAGATTCGCAGGAATCAAGCCAAGTGCTGCCAGGCGTATATTCTGCGCTTTCACGTTTCTTGTCAGTGTCGGTCACATCAATATAATACGGTCGAATAAAGCTCAGTTCCCCGCCAAACTTCTCCTTCGAGTAGTTACAGTACCGTGTGCTCTCCTGCGCAAAGCTCGCAATCCGATGCCGCACCAGCTCATTCGCCACGCCACGGTCACAGGTAAACAGCACGGACAGCTGCGAATGCTCCAGCATAGCCTCATGCCCCTGCTTCACCAGAAAGCCCACCAGCTTCTTAGCCGACTCACCATCCGGCGTGATCTTGTCCTCGCTCTTGTAGCAGACCCTGGCCACCCGCTCGATCTGCTGGAGCTCCTTAATGCCTCCCTCAGAAATATCAGTGAGGATTTCGTACTTAGGTTCAACGATTTTCATAATTAAATCTCCTT